CGATTAAGCTTAGCTTCATATTTTTTATGAGCCTTTATTCCTTCAGGTGTATATGGGAATTCTTTACCATCACTTGCTTTGGGCATTGACCTTGTCTCCTAGTTTTACTTTTGAACCGAAGGTTTTGGCATAACCTTTAGAAGAAGTAGAGGGAGCTTTTACAGCCACCTCCACTTTAGTTTTTGTAGGCTTCTTAGCCATTATCTAGTATCCGTAGTCATGCTAACTATATCGCCAGTATCAATGGCAGAACCATCGTTACTTAAGACAGTACACATTCCAAAACCATTAGATGCATAGATAAAAACAACATCGCCAACATTCATCTCGTTAACCATGCTATTAAAGTATCCAGCAGTATCAACAGTGTTGAGTGCATCGCCAGCCGTTTTATAATGCCAGATATGAAAACCATTACCTGAATAAGAAACTAAACTTAAATCTGCTTGTACAAACGCCATGTCTACCTCCTAATTCTTAAGTTCTAGTTCAAATACACCTTCAGCATCGATCAAGACTGAGTTCTGTTGCATTTTGTTTAATACAAAGTAACTGTCCTTATCGTTGTGATATTGCATATTTGAGGTTATATCAGCACCGATTGCATGAGCAATGGCATCACTATGGTATGCGTAACACTCTTTATGAGTTGTTCCGGCAGCACCTGATCCGTTTTTGCCTGGTAGACCTGAGTGTGGGAACCACATAAAGCCTAACCATCTTTTGGCAGTCATTCCACTTGGGAATGGTAGATCATTTTCGCCAACATATTCTGCTCTTGAGAATTGATCTAATGCCATAAGCTGAGACCATTGTTCCCAACCAATAACACAGAATCTTTTGCCATCATCAGGAACTTCATTGTTGCCGAACTTTTCCATTAATTCTAAAGCCCAAGCTAATGTTATTCCATTAGTTGTTTCATCGTGTGCAGATGTTGTTGTTGTCAACTGATTAATAATTAACTCATCAGTTTTACGTCCTAGTGCATAAGCACCAGACTGTTGAGCAACCATCATTTCATCATGGTTAATTCTTAACTGGTCTAGATCATCGACCCATTCCCCAGCAAAGTAATCTTCCAATGTGACGTTTACGTTAGTGTGTGCAAGGTTCATGGGTGCGATTGATCCATGAGTTGCTTTTGTCGTCGCAAAACCTTTACCGATTTTTTGAAATGTAGTTTTGTTCTTAACTCCATTTCTTGAACGAACTGTATTTCTAAGCTTAGAACCCATTCTTTGGTAAGCCATATGAACGCCAGATTCAAATTCTTCAATAAAGGAAGTGCTAATGCTTGGTGTAGCCATTAAAGCCTCCGTATTAAAAGTTAAAATTTACTACTATTCTGGTTGTTCGCTTACCTACTTTCCTGAAGTTGTTCCATAAATGGGCTTCTAAGTAAGTTGTACGAGCCTTCTAGCAATTCCAATCTTTCAGAAAACAGAAACTTTGTTAATTCACATTACTATGCACGTTTCCTAGATAGTTGTTCTGCCATAGCTCTTACTTTAGCTATATGAGCTGGATCTCCACCATTTCTCCAGTATTTTGGATCTTGTTGTGCAGACATTAAATCAGCTTTAGTTACAGTTTCTTGAAATTCAGTAGAAGAAGTCATATTAAATTTAGGCTGACCATTTAACTGCATAATTTCCTCAAAGGCTTTTACCATGGATGCAGACGCTGGAATTGCTGCAAATGTTTGATAAGCATCTTCTGACAAAGCAGAACTAGCCCATGTGTCAACTCTTTCTAATCTTCTATCAGCATGTTCCCCTAAATCTTGGCTTTCAACTTCCCAATCAGGACCACTAGTAGAAGAAATATTTGTATATTCAGCAACAATGTCATTAAATTCTTTATTTGTTAAACCCATTTCATGTGCTTTACCACGAAACCAATCTAATTTTGGATCATCTTGATTAAAATCAATATCAGCTCCATCTTCATCTACTAAAGAAACTTGATAATCCCCAGAACTTAACGGGACATCTGCTTGAGCTTCTTGATTAAGTTCTCCCACAAGTTCGTTTTTAATCTCATCACGTCTTGTATGAAATTTGTTTTCCAAGTTTTTATACGATGTAGCAAGTTGCTCAGGCGTTTCAAACTTAGGGGGCAACCAGTCTGGTCGTTCAACTTCGTTCTGTTCCCCAGAGTCTTGGGATATTGTGCTTCCGACATTGATTTCTGCCGTATCGGTGCTTTCATTGCTTTCTGTAATTGTTTGTTCATCAGACATTTTCGCTCCTTGTTTTAATTGCAGTCCCACTTTCTTAATGCTTTGTTAATCCTACTATTTGGATCATTTGCCGTTTTACTACTTGTTAATTTGTTTTTCATACCCTTCATTCTACTGCAAAAGCTTTTTCTTCTTGCAGCTTTAGTAGGACTATTTTTAGCTTGTTTTGCAGAAACTGGAGCTTGAATATTTTGCCCTTTAGCTTTAAGAGAAGCTCTACCTTTTGCGTTAAGTCCACCTTCAGGATTCTGTCCTTCTTTTCGTTGCCAAGCATCGGTCATACTGTTTTCTTTGCAGTCTTTTCAGAATCTTTAAAATCTTGATTGGTCGGTGCATTCTTTGAATTCTTTTTATTCATTTTCTCACCACTACCATTTTCAATACGTTTACGTTTTGCATGAATATTGGCATATAGACCCATCTTTTTAGTCACCATTCTTTCGCCCCATTTCAGTTCTGTGCTTTAATAATGCTACGATCCATCTTTGACCTTCAAAGTGAGCAAGATGTTCAATTCCCAGTCCCGAACTGTGAATGTTGTTTGTTGTAATATTTTCCAAATACTGAAGGAAAGATTTGCCAATGCCCGAACCAAAAAGAGCATAGGCTTTACTATTAAGATCAGCTTCAACTTCAGCAGTGTATGACCTACCATCAACCGACGCATTTATTTTCTCCTTTGTCATTGTCCAAGAGTTCCTTGTTGTTGTTGTTGCATCATCTGCATAGCCATATCAATGTTCCCTTGTACTTCTTGCCTTGAAGCAAGCAGTTCTTCTTTGACACCAAATTTAGATGCCAAATACTTAATAACCTTTTCTTGATTATATAAAGCTGGTGTTATCTCTGGACCAAATGTCCCAGCTACAGTTTGCTGAAACCTAACAAAGTCAGCTACGTCTTGTTGATCTTGAGCTCTTAACAATGGAGATACAGGTACAATTCTTATTTCCCTACCATCAACCTTTGGTATATCAAGCAAACCTTGTTCTGAATATATAGCAACAACTCTCTCAACCAATGGGTGTAAGAATTCTTTTTGCATACGTCCTGCGACTGCTCCCATATCTCTTGCCACGTCAGCAAGCCTTTCTGAAACTTCTGTTGCTGATAACGGTGTTTTTGCATTTGGTCTTGAATCAAGTTCATCAATAAAAAGAGCTTTCCTGACATTTCTTCTCATATCCTCTAAAATAAGCTGACCTACATCAAACCTTGCAGGACTCTGTAAAGACTCAAGAGAACTCCCAGGACTTCTAGGTATAAAAGTTCCAGGTTGAATGGTTATGTTATCAGGGTTAAACACACCATCGTCATCATAGACATATGCACCACCTATAGCCATTTCAGCATTTTCTAGGATTAACTGCACAGTAAGATTTAATGTTTTAATTGCTGGCATAGCTTGTAATATTGGACCTCGTCCCCAAACTTCAGAACCACTTTTAGACCAACGTGTTGTTATCCAAGGTAAACTTCCACGACCAAATAACTTTTGTTTAAACATTATATGCTTATCTGTTTCAGATATTAAATAATAGGTAAACTCATCTTTAAATTTATCATCACTATCATACATTGTAGCTTCAATTAATTTAGTCTTACGTCTAGGATCACGCTTTTGTGCATTAATCATCTCAGATGAATATTTAGCATGTGGGTATCTTAACTTTATATCAGTAATGTCACAGTCGTCATTCCATCTAAACCAATCACTTACCATATCCATTGCACCAGATAGCAAAGCAACATTAGTAGGAGGTACGGCAGTAAAATGGAGATCGCCAACAAAACGTCCAGATTCAACAAGCATGTTCATAGTACCTAAACCTAAGTCTTGAAGACCTTCGTGAAACTCAGAATTAAAGTTACTGTTACGCAACCCTTCATGCAAAAGTTCAGTTATGACATCAAGTTCTTTTAGCAACTGATTAGAGATTTGATCAGATGGGTATTCAGGTCCAGGAGCTAGCTTAAATGCCCGACCATTTGGAGGAAAAAAGCCAAGCTGTAGTCTTGAGGCAAATCGGGGGAGACCAGTTACTGCCGTTTCGTCATATATATTTTCTGTACGTCTTTGTCCTGCGAACTCACCAAAAAAGCTTTCTCTGTGAGGCAAAACATAGTCATAAATTTCTTCCCATATGTCAGACCAATTCTGCCATTTACCTTTGGCTTTCTTGTATCTATCCATAACTTTTTTATAATCGGCTTGATCTGCACTCACACCACTAGATGGTATTGGGCTAGCATCTCCACCAACTTCATCACGCATTTTTATTGCCACCCATCATTTTACGTCTATAACCTTGAAAATCACCTAACTCGTCACTTTGCAAAGAAGCTTGACCAATTAAGTTATTAGTTGCTTTACGTTTCCTTTCTTCAGCCATTTGTGTTTGTTTGGCTTCATTCTCTTTATTTATTCTTTCTTGTTCAGCTCTTTGTCTTTCAAGTTCTGGGTCTTTCTCTACCCTAGGCGTTTTCATTCCCATAAATAGGCTCCTCTAAATCTTTTGAATCAAAAATGACCTTTCCTTTTCGCTTTAGCAATTCACAATACAATTGATACGGTGTTAAAAGCCAAAATTTAGATATTCCACACAGATGTTTAATAAAACTTACGCAATACATAAGTCTAGGGACATAAATAGGATTGTTTTCAGGTTCATATTCAATACATTTGCAACAAACCAACATGAACAATACTAATTCAGTGGCTTTTTTACCTTTTAAAATTTCAATATTAAAACCAGTAGTAGTAAATTCTATTTTCTTCCATAGCTTTTGTTGAGCATCATAGTTAACTGCAAAAACATGAGAAAAACCATGACGTTGCCTAGTAAATACTTTCCACATTCCAATATTTTTACTTTCACAAAAGCATATTACCCATTTCATAATGATCTAGCTCTACCCATACGACTATTTCTATTCTTTAAACGGGCAAATGGATTGCTTACCCTCTCAACAGTAGTGGGGACGGATTGTTTTTGTCCACCTAACATAACTCTCCTTCCTTCTCCACCACCTAAAAACGCATATTGCAACGCATCATGGCAATGAGAAAAACGGTTCTTATCAGGTTTGTCTTCATATCTCTCATTACCCATGTAATACATTCTCTTATATTGATAACCACCTTCAAACCCAGAGATCAAACTAGTGCAAGTAGGACTTACGGTTAAACATGGCAAACCATCAGCCATTCGGTTTATGACAGATTCAACGGCTTCAACTCTAACCGATATATCATTACTTGGAGCTGGATATGCAGATATACCAGATGCCCTTAACATCATAAATGGAGTATGCTCAGAGACTTGTGCCATTTGATTTCCAGCAGGATCACCAATAAACTTCATTGTTAAATTATCCCATTTGTTCTTGGCTATTTCTCTTTTAAGTATTTCGGCAAATCTAATTGCACCCATATCTTTACCAATTATTTCATGGAATATTATCCATCTGCCAGTATGTAGTTGCTGACAAAAGACTGCTGAAGGGGAGCGACCAAAGTCTATACCAACAACTACATCATTTTGATCATTAGGCTGCAAAGGTTCTTTCGATACATGAGTATCCCGTCTAAATGTAGGATAAACTGGTTTACCGTCCATTAAAGCTTGATACTGATTTAAAACATAAACCTTTACCCATGAAGGAGCTTTACCTAAGATAATTTTATCATAGTAAGTTTCTTGTAAGTTATCTCTGTTCTCTGATTTTAAATTAGGAACATAACCAGCTAAATTACCATGCTCATCTTTCTTTTCTATCATAGCACCAGCTTGGCAAAAGAAATTCCAATCATCTGGCTTAACCATCAATAACTTTTCTTCTGTTGTCATATATTCAGGAGTAGGGACTTCTCCAGCAACAATTCCCCACCAATGATCTTCTGATGGTGCATTTGTATCCATTATTACACCAAACCAACTTGGACCACCTTCACGCATTGAAGGAAATCTTCCAACCCTCATTGTGCAAGCATCTACAATTGATTTATTTATCTCTCTGGCTTCATTTATCCAAACACCACTTAACTCCAAAGATAATAACTTTTTTACGTCTTCAGTTTTATCCAAAGCCAAAAAGATAACTTCTAATTCAACAGTGGTTTTATCCCCTAAAGCAAAACATATATTATGAGTATAGGGAGGCGACCAGACAAAACGACCTAGATCATCGTCAAACCAATCTCTCCATGTCTTAATAGTCGTAGTCTTTAACTGAGGATTTGTGTTTCTAATAACTGCCCAACGGCTTCTTCTTACACCTTGGTCATTTGGCTTTTGAGATACGGCTTTTCTCATTATCTCCATGCAACAAGCAACAGACTTACCAGACCCAACTGGACCTCTAATGCCTCTTACAAATGATTTATCCTTCATAAATTGCTTGGCTACAATTCCAGGAGGTTTATAATCTAGTTTCATCTAAGATAATTTCTTAACCTTAACAAATCTTCTTCTGTCTGCTGATCCAGTTGCACCAGCTACCATTGATCTTCTTGCAGCATCATCATTACCACTAGATTCTTCTTCTATAGGTTTGGGTTCTGGAGTCGGAGCTGGTTTTGGAGTGCCTTTGTCATATTTGTCTGTACCAGTAACAGTGTCAGTAACTTCTGTAATAATCTTTTTCCCAGGCTTTTCTATTATTTCTTCAAAGCCTTCTTTTGCTATATTCTCAATTCCTTTAGCAACTTTTTTAACTGGCTTGGTTACAATCTTATCAACTGCTTTAACTATTTTCTTTACTGGCTTTGGTGCTGAACCCATTTTTGTCTCCTTGTTAAATCGACTTCTGTAAGATAAAATATTTTTTTGGACTTTGCTTTTCACATGATGTCATGAGTGTGTTTTACCCGTTATAGGATCAGTCCATGAAATTTAAAGGCGTGTCTGTATAGAACGACATATGGCATGGGACCCCTAATCAACATTGAAGTTAATCTGTACTGCTGTGTTCGCAACCTTAGGTGCGTCAACTCTTAGTCCAGCTCTGTCCATTAAATCCCTAGAGGCTTCTAACCTTACGTGTGCTGACTTACTACTTAGCAAATCTCTCATAGTTGCTAGAGCTTGTGTTGCGTCCCAACCCAAACAACTCATTGCTAACTGTTGTCTATACTCTACAACATGAGGCTTATTAAGGGTTATATATGCCCATGACTTGTTTCTACCTAGTCGTTTAGCACCTTCTGTTGGGTTGCAACCATCATGCAACATTGCGTGTACCAGATCAGCTTGTGCTTCTGTTACCTTATTATGTTGTGGTAGTAATGATTGACTGTTCGTTTGTATATCACCCATTGGCACAACCGAACCCTTATACTTATCTTGTTGTGTAGAATTAGCTTTCATTGTAGGTCTCTTATTGTTGCTCTACGAGAGGATAACCATACACTTTATATTGCTGTCTATTCACATTGCTAAGTCATTGTTATTAGTACCTTAATCCAGCCCTACTCACTAAGGAACGAGTTCCTAAGTTCACCGACACTAAGGTGTGTCGTCCCATTCGGGTAACGATCTGGGGTAAGCCTTTTCATTACATTCCCTAGCAGGGGCTTAAGTGATCTTAATATTACGATTTGCAAATCGTTAGCCTTATTCTTCCCCTCGAAGTATCGAAGTCAGAATAAGTAAATTCGATGCAGAACATAAGTGCTTCATGCACTATTATGTTCTTTACTCATGGCTACGTACCTATGATTGTATAACACGATATTGCATGGGGTAGCCCCCACGCTTCAATCGTAAAACTTTGTTAAAGAGGACAAAGTTTTCTGTACGTAAGAATTTTGTCTGACTTACGTCAGGTCAAAACCGTGTACCACTTTCTAAGAACAGGACTACTACTACTACTAGGTTCTGCACTGCTCTTTCTTCGAAGAGAGATACCATGCTCTACAACCCCTTCTCAAATGGTCTTGTTATGTTGTGATGGATATCCCTCTCCCCATTTGCTCATTCTTCCTAGTAAGCCAAGATGAACTTTTTCTAAGCAGAAAAACTGGGCTTACACGGAATTTATCAAGGGGGTTTCCCAAGCATGAAACGGTTACTGCATCAGAGCAGTACATAACCCAGTAGGCAGTGCTGTTTAACTTAATGTCATTATAGGAGATTAACATGACTAAATTACAACAATTACAGACAATTATCGGACTTATAATCTTATTCACATTCGCACTTTTCATCGCAATTGTGTGTGGTGTCGGTGGAATACTTGCCATGGCTTGCAAGTTTATTACGGAGGTACTGAACGACTTATTCTACCTTCCTAATTTCATATGGTCAGAACTTACTGACAAATTTAACAACAAAGCCAACGCTTAACTTTATACAGAAAGGAACATTACAATGTATAAACAATTAGACTTATTTAACAAAAGCCAACCAAGTGATCTAGAGATATTAGATACTATGGTTTCATCTACTGGCATACATGATTCATCAATGTCAGCTTATAACAGGGTCACAGATGTATTCACACAGATTGATTGGGATATACAGATTGCACAAGATGCTGGTGACCATTACAGAGTACGTGAATTGTACACAATCAAGCACGACATGAACTAAGTAAAGCCAAATCAATGGGGGTATAATTTATATATCCCCTTAATACCATGAAAGGAACATTACAATGGTACAATATATTACAATATCTAAAGACAATGCAGATCAACGTCGTAAGACATCTGCTAATCCTAACTTAACTAACCCATCTGTTGCACTTGACGAATGGAAACTACAACATCAGACACCTGATCAGATTCAGGCACGTAAAGAGCTTGATGCTATGACTACAGAGCAACTTGACGCTATTGCATCACAGTTCATACCACAATCTAACTACACTCAGGAGTGGGAGGTTAGATTTATAACCAAGGCACTAGAACTTGCAGAAATGTTCGAAGATGGTGACGAGGTTATCATCAAGGCTAAGTTTCAAGATCAGTTACCACGTATGTTTGAGAAAATGCGTGACAATGTTGCAACACAAGGCGAAGCCCTCAAACGTGAAAGACAAAAGCTTTTACGTCAGGACGTTGGCATTGAGATTACAAAGCACAAGCTAGAAGATCATGACAAAAAGATTGAACAGATGCGTCAGCAATATGCATCACTCAATCATGCCTTTCAGCTTCTGCTTACACATTTCAGACCTAGAATCAAAGGTACTACTGGTATAGATTTTGGTCATTACACTAAGTTGTCAGAGTTTGCAAAAGTCAAACGTATGCAGACACGTAATCAGAAACTGACACTAGATACTTATATGAATGACAAGAAATACTTCGACGATATGTTTCTTGATGTCAGTAATCAAGATGGCATCATCGAATTACCAGAACACCTAGAATAACATCAATAGGGGAGGGCTTCGGCTCTCCCTTTTTTATTTATCCGTTTCCCTTTTGGCTTTCCACAAAAGCTAATTATCGCCTCAGAAGGAGCAATTATGTCTAAAGGTAACAAAGGTAGAGGTAAGATTCATAGCACATCTCGATCCTGGGAAAAATCATTGAAAAAAGTGGCTAAGGCAAAGGTTCGTCAGAAAGCCAAAGTGTTAATTAGAAAACAAGGAGATTAAAATGCCTAAAACACATTCAACACAAACTTTACATGAATACAATCAATTACATTACTTCTTTGATATAGCCTATGAGTCAGGAGATCAGGAAGAAATGATTAGTCTAAGTGATCAAATTAAAGCTTATGAAAAAAGATGGAGTTTACCATGTTCTTTTACATCATTGCAGGAATAGCATCAGCTACTGCCGTATTATTTTTACTTGCTAAATTAAATATCAAAAGAGTTCTCTGCTTTGACATACTCGTGGACATTGGTGCCTCAATCTCATTGATTATCATGTTTGCTGGTACATTTTCAGGAATGATGGCTGGAATCCTAGGTGGAGCTATTATTTCTATAGTACTATTCATTCTCAAACGCACAATAGGTTACGAAAAGCCAAAGAGAGATGGTTTTAAGATTAGATGGGTTAATGTTCCCCCCAGATAGTCTTAATCGTGTCATGTTTAGGGCAAAACTTCCAAGGCAGTAATGGTTTACGCCTATCCTTAACCAGCGAAGTTTAGACACAATGATGCAGTTACAGATAGGTCGACCCTGTGGCAATACTGCAACTGTAGGTAACATACCTGATGCCTACAATTTTACAACAGAAAAGGAGATTGATTCTGAGATATTCTAAGTCTAGCATTTCTCATTGCGAAGAATGTAAGTCTTAACAGTAGACACTGCCTCAGATTCAGTAATGTGAATAGCCTTTGGTTTAAAAAAAGCCAAGGGTTATTTGCATTGGGACAAAGCTAAATCCCATTTCATTAATCATCTATAACGTAAAGGAGAAACAGATGAACTTAGCACAAATCATGGTATCAGGTAACATAGGACAACAACCTGAAATTAAGATAGTCGGTGACACTAAAGTTGCTAACTTTTCCGTTGCAGTCAACGAGAACTACACAACTAAATCAGGTGAAAAGAAAGAAACTACTCACTGGTACAGATGTGAAGCTTGGGACGGCAAAAACGGCAAGGGTTTAGTTACCAATGTTATTGAGCCATATGCAAAGCAAGGCACAACTGTATTCGTACAAGGTATGCCTATTAATGAATCATATGAAAAAGATGGTGAGAAAAGATCAGCTTTCAAAATCAAGTTAGCTGGTATGTCTTCCACCTTCAGACTTCTCAACTCAAAAGACTCTACAGATGGTCAAGCAACTGCTTCTCCAAGGGTAGATGTCAAAGATGACGATGAGATTCCGTTCTAATCTAATTACCGTTAGACGGAAAGGGAGTAGGTAGTCTCGGCATAAGATTATCTACTTCCGTCATATAGGGAGGAAGGACACCATCTGCGTTAGAAATCCCTCCCCATTTTTACAAAGGTTTCAAATGACAAGCAAAATATCGCCTCAACATTATTCCAAATACAAGATAGAGCCAATCACATTTATCCTGGCTAATGATCTTGATTTTTGTCAGGGCAACATCATTAAATACGTCCTCCGATACAAGGACAAGAATGGTTTAGAGGACCTTCATAAAGCCAAGCAGAATATAGAGTTTTTAATCAAGAAATTAGGAGATAAAAATGTCTAGAGACTGGCAAGAACAGCTCCAACTAGAGCAAGAACATGAAGAACAACAAGTCTTAGATGGCATAGCCAATCTACACGAAGAAGAAGCATTAAAACTACATCAGGAGGAAAACAATGCAATTAATGACAAAAGAAATCAAACAAAAGCTGTTGCGTAACGGAGACGTTACTAACAGGGGCAATGACCACAAACCAGTAGTCAAGTTCTTTGGTGGCAGTTCATGCACATGGATAATTACAGAAATGGACTCAGCCGATGATGATACATTGTTTGGTCTATGTGATCTAGGTATGGGTTATCCTGAACTTGGATATACAAGCCTACAAGAATTAGAATCAATGAAATTTCCACCATTTGGATTAGGTGTTGAAAGAGATCGTTATTTCAAAGCCGATAAAACACTCAGCCAATATCATAATGAAGCAATCGAAGCACATAGGATTATAGCATAATGTGGGATAAACTAAAAACAATCAAACCTCTATCAAGAAAAGCCAACTGGCTTGGTTGGTTTTGTACTGTGCATATCGCCTCAACAATATTCATTCTAGTATTGTTGCTTGGTATGGGCATCAACCCAACCCTAGTGGTTTCTACCATAGCAGCTCCCTTGTGGATTGCTGTGGCTTTCACATCAAAATATATAACCGATAAAATTATGGAGAAGTAAATGTTTATCAAATTAAAAATAGGTGACTTAAATTTCAAGGTTTCATCTGAAAACCATAAAAAAATTATGGACTTTGCAGGTATGTTCTTTGACCCAGATATCAAGGTTCAAGAAATCAGAAGAGAGCATATTTATGTTAAAGATGATGATATTAAAAATATGACTGATGCAGAATTAGAAGCCATCAGAAAATATTGTCAATCAGCAAGCATGAGTGACTTTCAAACTTATGAATCTTTAAATGATATTCCTGTTTCGATGTCTGGTGAAGAGGTCAGTGTAATGACTCATGCCCAGCAAGGTCTGCAAGATTTAATTAACAAATCTGTGAATAAGCCAAAAGTAGTGGCTTCAAGTTAATTAATAAAGAGGAGAGGGTGGAACATTACTAACTCCCTCTCCTTGTCAACGTCAACCAAAGGAGTGTAAAATGCAAATAGCATTAAATCAACTAAAACCTAACCCAAAAAACGTCAGGAAAGTAGTAGCTGACAATCTTGACAAGCTTATCGCCTCAATCAAATCAAGAGACTTGTTGCATAACCTTGTTGTTCAGAAAAACGGCAGTGGCTTTAACGTCATTGACGGCAACAGACGTTTAGAGGCTTTGTTTGCTATACACGGCAAATCTTCAAACGTAGAAGTAGAATGTAAGCTAATAGAAGACAACACCACAGAAGTTGGTGCTATGGCTAACATGCTACGAGAAGATATGCACCCATTAGACGAAGCAGAAGCTATCAATCAGGTAGTGTCTGACGGCTTAATGGATTACAACACTCTTGCTGCAAACTGGGGTCAGACAAACAAATGGGTTTTACAACGTGTAGCCCTTGCTGATTTGTCTCCTACAGTCAAAGATGCTTTTAGAAACAAAGAATTTGGTCTAGGCATTGCACAATTATTTACTAATGTAGACCAAGAAACACAGGACAAAATATTTGCAGATTGCAATGGTCGTTATGACTATGACAACATTAAGTATTCTATAGGTAATGTAAAAATATCTAAGTCACGTGTTATTATCGATCCTAAACACAGCATCTACAAGAATATAGAGTTTGCTGGTGACTTGTTTGACGATGGTCAGTATGTTGCTAACATGGATAAGTTCCTTGCTTTACAACAAGAGTATGTCGATGAAAAAGCCAAATATTACAATAAGAAATTCAAAGATTGTACTGTTATTGACTGCCACCCATCGGAGGTCAAAGGCTTAATCAAAAACCTTATTCAAGTATATGAATATGACATCAAAAAAGAAGAAATAGACCCAAAAGATATTAATGTTGTTATTACATATCAACCATACAAAGGTAACTTCTGGGTTCAGAAATACAAAAGCAAAATAGAAATGTCCAAGAAAGAACTAGATGCTATTGAATCAGGGGAAATACCTGAGCTTACACTAGCAGATATGTCTAACCCACAACGTGAACTTACACATAATTTATATTATAATTATTTACGGTCAGAGTTTTGGAAAGCTGGCGATGGATATACAGATGGACACGTTGCTCTTGCAATGATTTGTAACAATATAGTCAGACCATCATACTTTGCTGATAATTACTCAGAGGTTGGTAAGTATTTTGTAACATACACAGATACACCTTTTAACAAAATAACAGGAGTTGACGATGATTACTTTGACAATCTTACTGAAGAAATTATTAAGTATTGTAAAACTAATAAATGCAATTCTTTGGAATATTTCCTCAACCAAAAGCCTTCTGATCTCCACAATGTACTTTATAAAGGGCTTGTGGCTTCGATGGGTGAGAGTCAAGCCTTTCAGTCGCAGAAAGACCACTACCATATACCTGTTGCCAAAGACTGGTTTAAACCGTCAGAAGAATGGCTCAATAAATATAAAATAACTCAGCTTCGTTTACTTGCACATAAAGTCAAATGTAAGCTATTACCTCACGACAACAAGAAACTAGTAATAGAGAAGCTTGTAAGTGCCTTTAAAGATGGTGCTGTATTCGATCCTATTAAGTTTCTTGATACTGTCAAATAGAACCATGGTAGGCATAAGTATAACCTAATGCCGACTTAGCTAACAGAGTGGGATCAGACAGATCATCATGCTCACTCTGTTAGTTACTTTTATATATTCCCCAATAAGCTATCAAACTGGCTTCAGCTAGACCATCTTGGTTCTTCTGTTGCCAGAGATGGCTTCCATTGGGCATTAACTCAGATGCTCTCATTCTAGATTGGTCTTTATCAGCAGTACATTTTAGGTCTTTTTTCCAGACTCTAGATTGCACTTCTGTGTAACTGTAGCCACCAGCTACTAGTAATCCAAGATAAACACCATAACCCATACCAGTAGCAAATGTACTTACCAGTCCTTGTTGTGGCATGGCTTGTTGTTTTTCTATATAGACATGATCTGGATTGTGATCGTCTAACATAGACATTAACGTCCACATATCTAAGAATCTTTTAGTCTTGGTTTTAGTCTTTAGTTGGTAAATAGGTGCTTTCTCAGCATGGATTGTTTTAGTTTCATTATCAAAGAAACACAAACCACCTGATAGCCCTGGATCAATGCCTGCTATTATCATTTATCGCCTCCACATTAATTTGACAGTTGAGAGCCTCAGCCCAACAATACAAATTAAATGCCGTTGGCTTTCTGTTTCCAGTTTCCCATTTCGCCACAAGACCAGTGGCACACCCTATTATATGATCTAATTCATTCTGTGAAATATTTAGCTCATATCTTCGGGACGTAAACTGATTAATTAAGTTTTGAATCCATTGTTGTTCTTTGTTCATATCACACCTCGTCATGTGAATATGACTAGTTATCTAGTTGCTTATCAATAGCACTTGACTTCTATAACTAAATAACTAATCTAAACAAGTTAATTAATGGAGGTGCAACCCATGACATTTAACGAATTTGATTATAAAGCTTATCCAACTGAACTAAAAATGTTCAGGGCAACTATATTAAAAGCTAAAATGATGCAAAGCCAATTAGGTCGTCATAGAAGAGGTCATAAATGGCTTGCATATGTTAACTCAACAAGAACTAGATATAATTTTGCCACATGGCTAATACACGCATTTTATGCTGATAGAAATATAACTGCTGCTATAGTATGTATGGAACTGGGTTGTAGCCGTAAAGCAATAGATGAAATGGTCAATGATTGGGAAGCAGAAGGCTGGCTTTATAAAGAAAAAGGTACTGGTAGTCATTCCCAAAAATACTATTTACACGTATCACAAGAAGTTCTTAATATCAATGATGAATGGTTCGAATGGTACGAAGAAGAAATAATGAAACTTATTGGCAAAGCTTACGATTATTACATACAAAGTAAAAATAATATACAAGACATGAAATCAAAATCAGAATTTAATAGTAGTGACAATGCGAACTTAAGTGGTATTGATGATAAAGTAACTTCTTTTATTCTAGATAGTTCTAGGAAACGAAGAAGCAAAGGGAACACATAAGAGATAACAATGTCAGATACTATTGGTGCAGTACATGACTGGGTAACCACTACACTCAAAGCCAAGGGCTGGAGTGCTAGAAAATGGGCTTTAGATAGTGGAGTAGCTCCGTCTACTCTACAAAGGTTTATAGCAGAAAAACCCTGGTGCTTATCACAAACAGTAATATCTAAATTAGCATTGACTAGTAAATCTTATCCTAATGTTAATCCCAAAATTTTTGTTTCCAAGGTTAAAACTTTACCAGTAATGGTATTTAAAAAAGGTGCGTTAATGGAAACAACTGAAACAATAGTCACAACACAAGATATATCTCCAAAAGCTTTTGTTATTCCTGTTCAATGGAACACTATGGATTTAGCAGGCTATTTTGTTGGCGATAGAATTGTTGTCGACCCTGACATAAAGCCAACAGACGGCAAAACTGTTCTTATACAATATAAAAACAAAATACAGATTATGGAATATAGAACACCTTACTTATTGCATAGATCATCAGATAAAAGCCAAAAGGAAATTGATATAGGCTTAGTTGATATAATGGGAGTTGTTGTTCAATTAATCCGTACTGTGTAAAAAAATTTAATTATAATGACTAGATAACTAGTTAATGGAGGTGTAAAATGTATAGAATGACTAGAAAAGACTTCAAATGGTTTGCAGAGGAAATTGCTCCAATGATTTATCAAACAGACATGGAAGACTTTGCAAAGGCTGTCAAAGCCAAATCACGTAATAGTATATTCAACATGGAGCTGTTCTTGGAAGTAGCAAAACTATCTTGGGAAGGTCGCAATAGTCCTCATGCACAAGAGAACTGGTTAGCTAACGACTTAGACAGACAATATCAGGAAGGTAAAGATCATGGCACTCACACAAAAGCAGCTTAGTGAACGTAAAAACTTTATAGGCTCATCAGAAGCTAAGATTATAGCCAATGGCTCATTCGATGAATGGGCAAAGCTCATATCAGAAAAGAAAGGTGAGCAAGAACGTCTTGTTACCAAGCAATTACAGTTTCTCTTTGACACTGGTAATTACATGGAGCCGTTTGTCCTGGATAATTTTGCCCATATCACAGACCTCAAAGTAGGTGGTAGAGGATCAGGTAAAACTATAGATCATGAAGGTGTTCCTATACACTCAACCTATGATGCTATTGCCTCAGATGGCAATCCTGTAGAAGCTAAAACTCATTTTGGCTTTATGTCTATGGACGAGTTATGTGACCTTTATGCTCCACAATGTCAGCATCATATGCATACAAGAGCCAAAGATTATTGCTACATTGTAGTATTTTTCGGTGTTCATTGTCGTATGGAATACAGAAAATTACAAAGAGATGATGCATGGCTAAAAATGTATCTAGATCAATGTAAACAGTTTTGGCATTGGTACACAAAAGACATTATGCCTGATGCCTTTGAAATGCTTCCTCCAGTCGATTGGACAGATCAAATTACAATCAATATGTCTGACCTAGAATATTGGGACAATAAGATGCAATCTGAAATGAATCTTAATGCTCAAGACATCATAGAAGCTTCAAAAGCCAATAAGATAGCTGACCTTGCTAAAACAGAAATCAAACATTATTTACCTGCAAATTGTCGCAAGATGGTCTTGGATTTGTCGGGTAATCTACTAGGCGACAAGATAATCGTATCTCGTAGCAAGACCAATACTATCACACTTAAACATCAACCAAAAAAGGAAGAAAAATAATGACTACAAAAAACTCAGCTAAATCGGTATGGGAAACATTGTCAGAAATCGACGTGTCTAATCACATAGAAAAGAAAGGTCAGTTCAGCTACGTATCGTGGGCTTGGGCATGGGCTTTAGTTAAGCAACATTACCCAACTGCGACATTTGAAAAGCATACATTCAATGATAATCAAAACAATGTATTACCTTTCATGCGTGACTCACTTACATTTACTTATGTATCTGTATCTGTGACAATCGATGGTATTGTTCAGTCAGAAATCTATCCAGTATTAGGCAACAGGAACGAGCCACTAAAGGCTGCAACTTCCTTCCAGGTCAACACGGCTTTGCAAAGAGGTCTTGTTAAATGCTTGGCTTATCACGGACTAGGCACTTCTATATATGCTGGTGAGGATTTACCAGTCATGGATAAAGAGTATGAAATCAAGAAAGCCACTAAGGATCAACAAGATCATGAGCATTATCAACGTATAGATTCTGCACTAGCAAGTTGCAAAGACAAAGATGAGCTTATAGCTGCTTGGAAAGATGAAGCACCTACAATAGCTAAGTTAGACAACAAGGTTGTGACAAAGCTACAAGGTCATTACAAGCAATACCTTAATCAGCTCAAAGCAAAAGCTGCTTAAATGGAGAAACGCTATCCATTAGCATATCTCCTAGAAACTTTCTGTGGTTTAAGTTCTACAAATGGGAACTTAAATCGCTGGAAAGCTTTACTTAGAAAATCGACTGTGCCAATAATTCTAGATAGTGGTAATTGGCTAATTAAAGAAAAAGACTTTTATAATTTCTTGAAGGACAGGGAACATTGCTTCAGGTTAGAAAAAGAAAAGACAGTCCGTACTTCCAAATCAAGGGAACAATACAGTTACCCAATGGGACTTTCAGAGTCAGACAATCTTCAGGAACTTCTGACATCAAAGAAGCAGAACTTATTGCACTTAAAATCCATAAAGAAGTATTAGACAAGTATCATGGAAAGGGACACTCCCCAAACTATAGCTTTAGAGATGCTACGATTGATTACGTCAATTCAAAAGAGTACATCGATGACTCAGAGCAAGGAAGAATACGATTTCTCAATAAGCATTTCGGGGATACCAGCCTTACTGACATTAACAATGGAATGTTCGTTTCCATACTTGATCGAACTAAGCCAAGAATCAAACCTGGATATTACAATAGAATCAGAAACCAACTCCAATCAATTAGAAAATACGGACTCCAGCAAATTGGAGATGGGCAAAATATTACACTTCCCAAAATCTACCAAAGAAAAGTAGAAAAGAAAAAACCCGTATTCCTTACATATCTAGAACAGGAAGCATTAATCAATGAGTTTAACCCCATTCTCAAACCACTTATCATTTTCCTTTGCTATACAGGAGCTAGGGTTGGTGAAGCCGTTAGCCTATTATGGGAAAACGTCGATATGGATAAACGCCGAATCATATTCTGGAAAACCAAGAACGGTGATTTTAGGTCTATCCCAATGCATAACAGGATTTATGAAAGCCTACGTGGTATCAACAGAGAACGAACAGGTCCAGTATTTCTCTCAACAAAGCTCAAGCCTTTCTCATATCTCACTAACAGAAACACTAAGCCTCTGGACAAAACTCATACAAACGCTGTCAAAAGAGCCTTTGGTGGTACAAAAAGATTCACAGTACATAACTGGAGATCACATTGGGCATCAACACATGCTTTAATTGGTATTAATGATAAGAAGCTAATGGCTCTTGGTGGTTGGAATGATCCTAGATCAGTATCAGCTTATGTAAATCTAAACCCAGATCAGCTTATGAACGACATTAACAAAATGAAATAACCCTCACAACAGTAGTGGGAAAAGAATAAATATGTTTATACTAAAATAAGTCTTGTGGCACAGAATTGGCACAAAAAGAGAATAACTAGATAATTACACTATCTTAATCAAGGGTGGAAGCTAAACATGAAAGCAATAAGAAGACCGTGTAGAGGTCAGGGGTTCGAGCCCCCTTAGCTCCACCAATTCCCAAAAAAAAAGACCATAATGTTAGGCGATCTAACACTTACAGCCTCTTTTCCCCACTACTGCCGAGTTGGGCAATACCTAGATAACTAAACATATTTGTACGATTATGATCAATTCACATTGCTAATGCCGATATTTTTGGCACAGAAATTGGCACAGTTTATGTGAATGGAAAAATAAAGGGACAGCCTTAACATAAAAACTGTCCCTTTGAAGGTGCAATTTTACATTAATCTATTTAAATAACAGGAGGTATTCACATGAAGGACTTTAATTATTGTAAAGAATGTGGGGAAAAACTAAAAGAAGTAAAAATAACAAGAACTAAACCTTTATCTTGCTCTAATTGCAGAGGTAATTCTCAAAACCATGCATTTAGACAAATAATGAAAGAATGTGCAGAGATGTCTCAAGAAGAAGAAGGTAGGTTTGAAGACATTGAACATGATCCTGAAGAAAGAATAATGATGAGATCAAGAGCTACGAATCATATAGGAGTTAGAAGTAGTTTAAATAACTTTTAACATCTCTATTGCAGTCTTACGTGTCTCATAACATCTCTTATCCCAACCTTTACCAAACGTATCGTAGGTTTTTAATGTTCTGTAAAAGTTTGATCTTTGAGATGTGTAGGTTTCTATAACACCTTTAACTGTAGTAGGGTAAGCATCAATAGCTGACAATGTACCTGATCCTATAATGCCATCTACAGATGTGTTAAGAAAACCTTGTAATACTTTAGAAGCTCTAGATACACCAGCATTAACTGCAAAATCAAATACACACCAATCAAGACCACTAGGCAAATCATCGCCTCTTACTTTATCCCAGTACTTTCTTTTATATATATCGCCTACTGCCTCTAATGGCATATCCTTAACTTCTTGCTTAGTACATTCTCTACCAAGATAAGCTTCATATACCTTTTTAGTTACACCATAGTTAGTAGCTCCTCCTGGGTCTTTAGGGTGATCTACATAACCTCCTTCATGCTTTAGAACTAACTCTAATGCTTTGTCAAAGTTACCTATCATTTCTTTAACTTTGCTATAGATTTTAGCCCAAAGCTTGCAGCTATTGAGGCCAAAATCCCGTAACTTAACCACTCAGGACAATCTTCTCTTAAAAACTTAAAACCTTCAGATATATATGGTTGTAGTGCTGGAACAAAACACCCAAAAATTAGAGCTATAAAGCAAATAGTCCATGCTTCGTCTTTCCAGCTATTAGCAGAAGCATCCATAGCTTTTTCTTCCCATGTACCATCTTGCTCAACACGTTTAACTTGTGCTTGTACTTTTGCAACTTCTAATTGTTGTTTAGCCTTGGCTTTCTCTTGCTTACCTTCAAGCCAAGTCGTAGCTATGCTAGTCAATGGTCCTAATAATTGTATCATTACTTATCTCCGTTGTGTTCATGACCCATCCATATTCCAAATACACCTGTCATCACACCCATAACGACTGATACAAAAGCTGATTGAGCAGCAGTAGGTGCATCTAAATCCATAAACCATTCAGCACACCTCCAAGACATAACAGTAGAAGCTAACATCATGCATCTTGGTAATATCTTCCATCTAAGGAATTGCTCTACTGATACCATTAATAAATTTTTACCTTGCTTATATCTACATACGGTACAAGTTTACACATACATTCATAAACCTGTGGCTTGTCGTCTTTCATATACGTTTGATTGTTAAGTGCATCTTTATAATCTAGGCAAACATTAACATTACGAAAATAAATAGCACCATTCACAATGCCATTAAGAGTGCAGGCTAGTAAGAAAGCTGTCATATGATGCCTTTGTTTCTAGCTATAATAGCCAAGACAGTAACTACACCTGCCAATAAAGCAGAAACTAATATAGCCAATACAATTTTAAGAGCTATGTCTTTAATCTTTTCTCTTTGTTGTTCACCTTTTATCCTAGCTTCTTTCCTAGCTTTACGTGCATCAGCACAATAGAATATGTAATCATTGTAAAGATTGGCTCTGCCATATAGCTGCATGAACTCTCTGAGTTGTTCGTTCTTAACTCGAATCTCTTCAAGAGCCATAAACTCTTCTAGGTCATTGTCTTCCTTGCCTAGAAAGTTAGTCCAAATACTACTCTTTTTTTTATCTAAATCTTTTTTGAGTTGTTCTTCAGCACCTACGAACTTCGCAATGGCTGCCCCTGCTGAAGAAAGTTCACGACCATTTTCGATTGTCTGCTTGATAACTGCAAAAGCACTATTGGCAACCATTAGCATTTCAAGCATATTGTCACCTCAATAGTAAACCTGCCATCATAACAATCATTGTACCTGCTGTACCAATCATTATATGTTCTATACGTTTGATGCGAAGTATAGTTTCTTTCCACCTCTCAGAACATACTGCTTCATGTGTGTCTATCTGTGCTTTTACATCACTAGCCTTAACCAATTACACCTCCTCTGGAAAATCATAGATAGGAGCATTGCCAGTAGGATTACCATCATCATCTTTAGGCACTACAAACAAAGTCTTAAAAGCATCTAGTGTAGTGCAAGCATTAATCGCTGTTTCTATTGTGCCACTAGCAGTCCTTACTGCATCTCTAAAAGTTGTTATATCTGTAGGTATTGCTATAGACTTTTCTGCATTTCTTACTACATACCAATCAGAAGCAGTTAATAAACCATTAGCAGTTGATTTGGTTCTTTCTATCCATTGTGATTTAAGACCTAACTGAACTTGTTGCACTCCAGTAGTAGGGTCAATGACTGCATTGCCATCTTC